AATGTAGCTAACTTCCTATTAACATCAGGTGCTATCTCTAGAGACAGTTTAGCAGGAGCAGCCCTTAAAGAGTGGTTAGCTCAAGATGACAGCGACTCTGAACTAGTAGCAAGAACTAAAAATGCTACCTCAGGTCTTATTGCAGGAGCTATAGTTGACCAAGTATTCAGAGCTGCAGGTGGAGCTATCAGAGGATTTAGAGGTAAGAAGGGTGAAATAACTCCTGATGATGAACTTACAATTAATGATTTTGATGACTCTAATGTATATGCTGATGATGACTATGGTGTAGAGCCTAAAGAGAATCCTTTATGGGATGTAGATGAAGCTCCTAAACAAGAATTTACTTCTGAAAAAACTTCTATAAACGTAGGTAAACCATCTGCTGTAGTTAACTCTAAGGGTATTAAGTGGGAACAAGACACAGTTAACTTGGATATAGGTGGTGGACAACACACTAAAACAACTGATGCTCTAGCTAAAAAGGGAGTTACTAACCATGTCTATGATCCCTTTAATAGAACTAGAGGACAGAATAAAGCTGCAATAAGAGCTGCAGGTGAAGGACAGTCTGATACAGTAACTATTAGTAATGTATTAAATGTAATACAAGAACCTCATGTTAGAGCTAGAATTTTAAGACAAGCTGATAATGCACTTAAAGATGAAGGTAAAGTATACATCCAAATACATGAAGGTGATAAGTCAGGTCTTGGTACAACAACTAAAAAAGGTTATCAGAATAATCGAAAAACAGACACCTATCTAGAAGAAATACAAGAAATATTTCCTAATGCTACTCGTAAAGGGAACTTAATTGTAGCCTCTAAAGACGGAGGTAAGAGCCTCTTTGATGTTGTTCAACCTGTAGTCGGCCATCAGTTAGACACTCTGCAAAAGATGAAGACAACTGATCCAGAATACATAAAAAATATACAAGAGAATCTTCCGTCTAGACAAGCAGCCTTGATAGATGAAGCAGATAGGTTGGAAAGAGATTACATTCGTCCATTTGAAAGACTAAAACCTGAGAAACAAGTAGAGCTATTTGAGATAGTACAAAGATGGGCTAAAGGTGAAGCTATAGAAGATACGGATATGAGTATTATTGAGTCTATGAACTTCTTAAAGATCAAAGATGAAGGTGATATTCCTAATGTACTACAGTTTATTTCTCAGAGAATGGACATTAAGCAGCTCACTAAGAAGACTATTAAAGATGGTGACTTTGATACTATGTCTGGTCTACAGGAGATATACGATCTAGACCAAAGAACGACTATCCATATTATCCAGAAACATAAAGGTAATGTTAGAGAAGCTATTAGGTTTGTAGGAGCAGCTAGAGCATTAGCCACAGGCTTTATGAAAAAGGCTAATGAGTCTTTAGAACTATTCACAAAGACAGGTGATGAACTCCATTGGGATGAGTTTCAACATCACTCCTCACTAGGCTACGATATGTTAGTTGCAGGTGGAGAGCTGAGTAAAGCTTCCTCAGACTTACTACGAGCACATAAACAGTTGGTTAACAGGATGCACAATCTAGAAGAAGTTAAATTCTTTGCTAGAGAAAACATTCTTAAAGAACCCTTTGAAGTCCGAAAGATGAAAGCCGGTAGGTTTGGTAAGCTTAAGAAGTTGGACGAGATGGAGATTGAAGGTAACTTCAAAGGTGGCAAAAAGCGTAAGATTAAAATAGATAAGAAGAAACGAAAAGACCTTATCTTAACTGAGCAAAAGAGACTTAGAAAGAAGTTTGAAAAGCTCTCTAAGGATATTATTAGGCTCAGAAAAAAGAATGAAAAGGATGTAGCAGACCTATTAAAGAAGGATTTACAGTTTCAAGAGCTAGGTATTAAGAAGCTTCAAGATGAAAAGAAAGCTTTACTAAAAGCCATTAATGCTAAGAAGCGAAAGGGTGTACCTAAGTCAGCTAAAGAGGCTGAGAAACAACGTCTGGAATCTCTTAATAAGCAGATCACTGAGCTTACCTTAATGAAAGCTAAGCTAATTAAGGAAGGTATAACTCCTGAAAGAAAAGCTAAGATAGTTCGAGGTGAACATGAGAAGAAACTCATAGCTGACCGAGAGAAGCTCAAAGAAGAACTTGGGCTTATTGAACAAAAGGGTATGACTGATGAGGAAGTCAGACAGTTAGCCATAGAACAAGCTAGACGGCAAGAAGTAGTGGACATAGAAGGTGCTTCAATGATGCAGGTCAAAGCTAGACTAGCAGCTATGAACCAAAGTGGTGCTGCTAGAACAAGAGATGCGTTCCTTGAAATGTATGTTAATGGCCTTTTGTCTTCTGTTAAAACTTCAGAGGTTAACTTCTTAGGTAATATGACAGCTATGTTTACTAGTGTTGTAGACCGAATGTATGCAGGGGCTAAATCTGGTGGTGAAATACAGTTTAAAGAAGCTACGGAACTCATGTGGGGCTATCTACAGCAAATCCCTGAGTTCTTTAGTATAGTACATAAAGCTTGGAAGACCCAACTAGATAATAATGTTAAACAAGACTTTATCAGACCTGAGAATAGAGCTATTAGTAAAGAAGCATTTAGACAGGGAGGTAGTTTAGGTAAAGCTATAGACTATGTAGGTACGGCAGTTAATCTTCCGGGTAGACTTTTGCTCACAGCAGATGAAGTATTTAAAACTTTCAATTATAGAGCTGAGGTTAAAGCTCTAGCTTATCGTAAAGCTGTAAATGAATTTGGTAGTGCAGGAGCTTCCTCAGGTGAGAAGCATTTGCTTAGAGAACGAATAGATGATATAATGAATAATATCGCTAAGCATGAGGATATAACTGAGGCTGCTAAAGATTTTGCAGCTAAGAATACCTATACTAATAAACTAGCGGATCATGTAGAAGTTGATCCTATTACTGGTAAAGAAAAAGTAGTACAAGGTTTAGGAAATAGATTGAAAGGTATATTAGAAAAAGACCCAACTGGTGTTGTTAGAGTATTTATACCCTTCTTTCAGACTCCGGCTAACCTACTTAATTTTGCATGGGAACGGACACCTTTACTACGAAGGTGGAATACTACCTTACAAAATGAACTCAAAGGTAAGATGGGTCAAGGAGCTAAGGAATTAGCAGAAGCTAAGGTAGCTACTTCTCGTATTATGTGGGGAGGAATGTTCGCTGCGGCTTGGTCTGGTAATTTTACTGGTGCTCCTCCACTTGATCCTAACCTAAGGAAAACCTTAGAAGCTGATATGGGCGGCCCACATTGGTATAGCTATCATGGTGGTATGCAAGATGGTTGGAAGAAGTATGATAGATTCGATCCTCTTGGTGTAATCATGGCTGCTAATGCAAACTTAGCTATTATGTTTAAAGGCTCTGTTAATCTACATAAACAGTATCAACAAGGCGATCCCTCAGATGAAATCTTTGAGAAGGGTAAAGAAGTATTAGAAGCAGGAATCATGGGTACTGCCAAACTACTAACAGATAGACACTATCTTCAAGGTTTTGCAGAACTAATAGACATTATGACAGGCGATCACAAGGGGTTATCTAAGTTAAGACCCTTTGGTAAACGTCTAGTAGGTGCTGTTGATCCTAGAACTAGCTTCTATTCTTCTCTTAGACGTAATATAACTAGAGGTTTTGAACCAGAAAAACTTGAGAAACTCCAACATACTGATATGGATAGTATGGGAGACTTTGCTAAAGAGATAGGAATTATCTTTGAAGAAGCATTGAGGGATGTAACTCCCGGTTATGGAACAAAAGTAGCAGCTAAAAACTTAGTAGGTGAGCCTGTATTGTTTCCGGGTAGTAATGAAGAAATAGATAGGACACCTTTTCAGATGATGGGAGATATAGGTAAGGCTCTATTTGATCCTAACCCTCCTGTAACTGGCTCTAAGAGTCCTCTAATCCGTAAATTAGCAGAGTTAGAGTCTACTCAAGGTCAACCATCTACAATTAACAAGCTGAATGGTATGACTATGACTGATGCAGAGAAGTCTTTCTTTGTTGATAGATGGACTGAGTGGAATAAAAAGCTAGAAAAACTAGTAGTATCTAAGAGTTTTACTCAATTACCGCTAGGAACTCAGCGTTTTGTACTAGAGTTAGCTATAAAAGGTAATAAAGAACGAGCTAAAAAACAAACTTTAGTTGCCCATGAAAGATTATTACATGGAACATTTGAATTTAAAGTGGGTGAGTTAAGACAAAAAGTTGCAGAAGATATACCTACAGGATTTAATCAATTTAACCTAATGCAAAGAGAACAATAATATGGCTAGAGCAAAAGATGTATATACAGCAGATGGTAGTACCCAGTCCTTTGCTGTAACCTTCCCATTTATTAGTAGAAGCCATGTAACTACGACTGTTAACGGAGCTTCTGCTACTTTTACTTGGGTAAATGATGGGCAGATTACTGTTACTTCACCTACAGTAGCTAATACAGACAAGGTAATTATTCAAAGAGCTTCAAGTGATACTGTCAGATTAGTAGATTATGTAGATGGGTCTAACCTTACTGAGTCAGATTTAGACTTAGATTCTAAACAAGCCTTCTATATGTCTCAAGAAGCTCTAGATGAACGTGACAACCATCTAGCTATGGACACTACTGGGGCTGATAGTTGGGATGCTCAGTCCAAAAAGATCACAGACCTTACTACTCCTACGGCTGCTAGTGATGCTTCTAATAAATCTTATGTAGACGCACAGATTGACACAAGTACAACCAATGCTGACAACGCTGCTACCTCGGCAACGTCCTCTGCTACGAGTGCTACAGCTGCGGCTACAAGTGCTACCAATGCCTCTACCAGTGAAACTAATGCTGCTACTAGTTATGATAATTTTGATGATCGGTATTTAGGTCAGAAGTCTGCGGATGTTTCCGTTGATAATGATGGAAATTCACTACTTACCGGAGCACTCTATTTCAATACGTCTAATAATGTAATGATGGTCTATTCTGGATCAGCTTGGCAGAGGACTACGCCAACATCAGGAGATCAGACAAACATTAATAGCACAGTAACAAATGCTACAAATATTAATACTGTGGCAGGAGCAATAGCTAACGTCAATTTAACTGGTGGTTCAATAACAAATGTAAATACTGTAGGTACTAATATAGCCTCAGTTAATACTTGTGCCGGTGATATTCAAGATATTATTGATACTGCTGCTGATTTAAATGAAGCTGTTTCTGAGATTGAAACTGTAGCTAATGACTTGAATGAAGCTACTTCAGAGATTGATACAGTAGCAACCAATATAGATAACGTAAATACAGTTGGAAACAATATAACTAACGTAAATAGCGTTGGAGGAATTTCAGCGAATGTTACAACTGTGGCCGGAATATCCAGTAACGTAACGACTTGTGCCACAAATAATGCAAACATTACGACAACTGCAACTAACATTACAGGAGTTAACAGCTTTGCTGAAAGGTATAGGGTTTCTGGAACTGCACCTTCAAGTTCATTAGATCAAGGTGATTTGTGGTTTGATACCGCAAATAACGAGCTAAAAAGTTATGGAACAAGTTGGCAAGCTACATCCCCAAGTGCAGCAGACCAAGCCAACATTAATATAGTTGGTGGCGAATTAGTCTATGAGGAAGACTTAGGGTTAATTACAGCTACTCTTACGTCTACCTCTGGTAATAATATCTCTGACGTAGCAGATGATATAGCTAATGTTAACACAGTAGCAGGAGCTATAGCTAATGTCAACACAACGGCAACCAACATAGCTAATGTAAATTTAACTGGTGGTTCAATTAGTAATGTTAATACTGTTGGTGGCTCAATAGCTGACGTAAATAGGTATGCAAATGAGTACACCATAGCATCTTCAGCACCGGGCAGTCCATCCGAGGGTGATCTTTGGTATGACGAAACGAACAACGTACTTAAAGTACACAATGGTAGTTCCTTTGTAGCTGTTACTTCTGCTACTGCAGGAATAACAGATGTAGTTGATGATGCAACTCCGCAACTCGGAGGTGCTTTGGATTGTCAAAATAATAATATATCAAACACAGGCACTGTAGATGGTGCTAACTTACAAATTGATTTCGGGAGTATAGCGTAATGGCAAAAAAACTTCAATTACGAAGGGGAACTACGTCACAACATAGTTCATTTACTGGGGCTGTAGGTGAAGTTACAGTAGATACCGATAAGGATGTGATTGTTGTGCATGATGGAAGTACAGCAGGGGGTCATGCCTCAGTAAAATCAGGTTCAATAGCTTTAGCTGACTTAGCGGCTGACTCCGTGAACGGCACTAAGATAGCTGACGATTCTATTAATAGTGAACACTATGTAGACGGCTCTATTGACTTGGCTCACCTATCAGCAGATTGTGTGGATGGAACTAAGATAGCAGATGATTCTATCAATAGTGAGCATTATGTAGCAGCAAGTATTGATAATGAACATTTGGCTGATGATGCTGTTGGTGTAGCAGAGCTAAGTGCAACTGGTACTGCTTCTTCATCTACCTTTTTAAGAGGTGATAATGCGTGGGCAGTGGTAGACACTACTAATGCAAGTAACCTATCTACAGGCACTTTACCGATTGCTCGTATTGCGAATAATGCAATTACAGCAACGCAAATTGCCGGAGACACAATAACAGCAGCCGAGATAGCCGCAAGTGCCGTGAACACTGCGGAGCTTGGGGCATCAGCCGTGACAACTACAGAATTAGCTAATGGTGCTGCGACAGATGCTAAAATAGCTGATATGGCTGCTACTAAGCTGACAGGTACAATAAACACTGCTAGATTACCTGCGACTATTGAAATTACTACTGTTGATTGGGGTGCTTGGACAGCCGTAGAATCAGCTGGAGTATTATATTTTAAGCATAGTGGAACTAACAAAATGAAGATTGATTCTTCTGGTAATTTAACTGTAGTTGGAAACGTAACAGCATATGGGAGTGTATAATCTATGGCTATGCCTGCTAGTGGTGCAATTAGTTTAAATCAAGCTAATGTTGAAATAGGTAACTCAGGTACAGCTACTATTTCAATGAATGATGCAGATGTTAGAACTTTATTTGATGACGCATCAGGTCAAATTAGTATGTCTCAAGGACATGGTAAAGCATGGACAATCGCTACAGCAGCTACAGGCGGTTCAGTTACTACGTCTGGTAACTATAAAATTCATACATTCACATCTTCTGGTACATTCCAAATTACTGCCGGTAATCAACTTACCAATGGCTTTGAAATCCTCACTGTTGCCGGTGGAGCCGGTGGTGGTTGTGGTATTGGTGGAGGTGGGGGTGCCGGTGGTATGGTTAGTCAAACAAGTGTAACTGGTTCAATCACAAGTTATTCTGTAACTGTTGGTGGTGGTGGATCAGCTCCTGCAAACAATAGAGGAACTAATGGTTCTAATTCTTCTGTAGCCAGTATTGGAACTAGTTGTACTGGTGGCGGAGGTGGAGGCGGGGGTCACGGCTCTAGTTATAACGACGGAAGTAACGGTGGATCAGGTGG